TGGCTGAAGCAAAAGATATTGAAGTTGGCGTTTATCGCTACTGAGAGAAAGGTGATTATGTTAATTAAATCACTAGAAGATATGGAAACAATTGTAGAAAACAATAAGTTTCTATCGTGGGATGGCTGGACAGTTGTAGAACTGAGAAAGTCTGCTATGGCATGGACGAAACCAAATGCCAAATTCGTCAACCATGAGTGGCACACTGCTAATCGCTTTGACGTTTCGGAAAGTGGCTGGAATATTCCTGCTAGTTTGGTAAAGAAGAATGCCAAATGAAAATTGGAAAGATGAAGCCTTATGTAAAGGTGACGATGTTAATCTATTCTTTGATACTTATGAGCAAGATGTTGAAGTCAGAAAAGAAGTAGATTCACTATGTTCTATTTGTCCTATGGCTCGTATATGCTTCGCAGTTGGAGTTTCTCAGAAGGCTTATGGTGTCTGGGGTGGAGTTTATCTAGACAAGGGCAAGGTTTCCAGGGAATTCAACAAGCACAAGACCAAGCAAGACTGGACAGATACTTGGCAAAATCTAACAACAGATAAGGAATTTTAATGTATACACCAGAGATGGCAACAGCATTTAAAGCAATAGTGCCACCAAAGAATTTTGGTATCACTATCTATGACAATGATAATTTTGTTACACTTGAAATTAGTCCTAAAGATTTGGTAAATCTACTTGACGAAGATAAGCCAGCAGTGGTAAAATATATTAACGATGTTAAGCGTACACTGGAAGAACTAGGAGCAATTGTGTTTGTAGTAAGGGAAGCGTTAGAAGAAAATGTGGATTGAGATTGCAATTGGAGTAATCGTATCTAGCCTATTGTTCTATACAACATATAGGTTGCTTAGGTATCGAATTGCTTTTCAAAATTTGGGAAATGAATATCTACAAAAATTATCTGACAATCAACTATTGATTAACGAAATAAATAGACTTAATCAGCAAATCAATAATAAAGAACTAGAACAATCAGATGGTTTCCTAAAGTTTTTATCTGATTCTCGTGACTGGGCTTTTGAGTACATTGAGCAGGTACAGTTAGCATTGGCTGACTTTGATGAAACAATGGAACCAGCAATGGAATGGTTTAACAAGTATGGATTAATACTTGGAGAAACAGCACACACAGATGTTCTAAAAAGAATTTCCGAGGCATATGATAAATTAAAATCTGTATTGCCAGAGAATACCGAAACGCCTAATAACTAGGCATTAAACAAGGAGAAATAAAAATGAGTACAACTCAACTAAAGGCACTGCTTGCATCATATTTGCGTAGCATCCTATCCGCTGTAGCCGCACTATACTTGGCTGGCGTTACAGACCCAAAGACCCTTGCTTGGTCATTGGTTGCTGCATTGCTACCAGTTGCTACTAGAGCAGTAAATCCAAAGGACAAGGCATTTGGCATTGTTCCATCTGCTAATGTTGTGGCAGAGGCTCTAAAGGATGTCAAGGTTACCAAGGCACCTACCAAGAAGCCTGTTACAAAGACAACAGCACCAGTTAAGAAGACAACTACAAAGAAGTAATCTTAACAAATATTAAGACGAGTCTAGAAATAGGCTCGTCTTTTTATGTTTGGGAGCAACTTTGCTGCTTTGCCCAATAGTTCCAGGTATTCAAATAAATCTAAATAGTTTTGCTTTAAAGAGTTTGGAGCAAATTTATTATGTCCAGTCATATAAGCAATCTGTTTTAATGATGTTTTGTCTTCCATAGCGATATAAGAATCTACTTTTGCTGCAAGAACTGTAGGGTCAACTGCATAAATATCTACCTGTTGTTTTGCATTAAATGTTTTAATGTGGCTAGAACGACTTAACCATTCTGGTGGTAATATTTCATTGTTTGGAGAAATGTTTGTCATCAAAACTGGTAAGCCACTTAACAAAGCCTCATTCATTGGCAAACATAGTCCAGCAAATCTTCGTGGTAGAATCAAAGCATCAAAGCCATCGTATAGGTCAGCCCTATTTTCAACATTAGAATATTCAATCCTGGCTCTTGGGTCATCACAATGAAAATCCATTTCTGCCTGAATCTTAAATACTATTTCATAATCTGCATTTGAATATTTTAACATTTCTACAACAGAGTTTGTTCCATTTCTATCGTGTGCTGCTGCTTTTCCAACAATATGAAGTAAACGCTTGTGGTTTCTAGATAAATTATTTTCTTTAACCTTTTCAAATTGAGTAGGGTCTGTTGGTGGTGGTAGATGAATAACCTCACACTTATCTCCATACAGCCTTTCCACATCTTCTATATGCCATAGACTTGGTGCTAGAAGAACATCTGGCAAATGCTTTGGCTCCATGTGATGCAAGAACTCATAGTTAAACTGCAAGACTGTTTTGATTCCCCTATCTCTTGCAAAGGGAACAACGCTATCAGAATAAAAGATTTCACAAGAAATTACTATATCTAAATCTTTTAGGAACTCTATAATCTCTTCATCCTTTAGCCAACCATCTGCATTTCCAATTTGTACATTAAAGCCTTCATACCATTCTGGATGGTTCACAAACTTTCCATCATTCCAATTAGAAGAATTTATAAGCAATACTTTAGATGGATTTAGCATTTTGGCTAATTCTAAACACTGATTGCCTAATCCAGTATCATCTATTCTTGCAATTAAACCAATTTTCATTCTGTTAACCCCCATGCAATATCATCACTAGTAAATTTTCTTGTCCCTGCACGACCATCTAGATGGTAAGATGCTTGAATATCTTTTCCATCATTTGGATAATATATCCAGGTCTTAGTCAAATCCCAATCATTGCTAACTGTATAACCATAGAATCTATCTTCTATAAATTCTTTATCCTGTGACTGCTCAAGAACAACATCTCTATAGAATGAAACTTTAGACAGGTGTGGTCTTTGGCTCCACTGAATAGTCTTAACAAAGTCATCTTTTCTTTCTAGCATCAAGTAGGAATGTTCTTCTGGAATTAAATCCATGTGGTGAAGCCTTACCGTATTGCAGTCATCACTTTCCAGCATGTCTAGGCATTTTTGTAAATTAATCTTATCTTTAATTAGTGGGGTATCAGATTCAACATAAAGTAAAACAGATGTATTAATTAAATCAATAGTATCTTTCATCATACCAGTCTGGTGTCTGTGTTTTGTAAATATAATTGGCAATACATTTTTCCATTCATGCAAACACTTCCACAAGATTCTATTCTTGTATTCATCATACCTGTCTTTCCAGTCAAGTCTTTCATCTCTTAGTCCATCTACCTGCAAAATAATCTCATTGTCAGGGAAATAGTTTCTGATACTGTCAATTGTTTCTTCAATTATTTTTGTATCTGGGTGGCTTGGTATTACTGATGTTGGTATAACTATTGTTACATCTCTAAAATGCATGATATTCCCTTAATATTTTAATGGCAAAATCTCTTTTATATCTAATCCACCAAGACACTAATAGGTGCATATTCTGTGGATAATCATTTAATAAACTATCAACAATCTGTGGTAGTTCATTCCAATCATTAGTTTTTGCTATATCTATTTTACCATCAAAAACAAAATCCCAGAAGTCAAAATCTTGTTCTATTGCATTTTTTATATCTCCAATAGGTAGACATAAAAGTTCCAGGGCTTCGTAGAATCTAAATGAATCAATGGTTACGTTTCCAGCAGGAGCAGGAGCAATACGACCTTTAATAAACTTATTATAATATTCTTTAGGGTCATAGCCTTGCATAAAACCTTTTGTTAAATAATATACAGCATCATTTACTTCTGGCAACACTTTTGCCAATTCTTCTCTTCTACCATGATTAATCTGACCAGAATAGAAAACATCATATTCTTTTTGAGCATATTCTGGTAGATTGGTTTTTAAAAATTCTGGTGCACCAATTGGAAATTTAAAGCGACTTTCGTGTTTTGGAAATGGAGATTGCATCCAAAACTTTATATCTCTATGACTAATTTGATTGTCTTGGAATTGTCCAGTTTCATTTGCTGTAACAAAAAGCATAACCTTATCTATTTTACTTAACTCATTATCAAGTTTATATTCTTTTTTATAAAAATCACAACCACAGACAACAACGATAGCCTTAGCAGCCTTTGGAAGTTGCTGAACTCTAACAGTTTCAATACCAGCCTTATCAAAAACTTCTTTCAAGAAACCAAAATCAGATTTGGTGTCAGGGTAGTTATCGTCTTTTGCATAAAGATATGCTTTAATTTGGTTCATAATAAAGATGAACCTCGTGTTGATAATCTAAAATTGTTTCGGTATACCCAAGTTGTTTAATCCAACCTCTAAGTTCACCAAGATACAAACCCCATTGATGAAACATAAATTCTGGATGACCAGATAACCAAATTTTAGGTTTATATTCTTTAAGAATCTGTTCTGCCCCACGAAGAACTTTAAACTCACTACCCTCTACATCTAGAGTGATAACAGTTGGTGGTTTTAGTCCGTAAAAATATACACAGTCATCTATTTTTACTTGACCATACATGCTTCCCTCTAGATATAATTCTTTAAACCCATGTGCCGCTTCAATATTTTGATATGCTTCTGGTGGAAATTCATCTCTATA